TCTTTTAAGCAATCTACTACAATGCTGTCGTGTACCGTAAGTATCAGTTTTGATTGAAGTTTTTGTTCTTTGAACATCTTAAAGGTACGTATGCAAGCAAGCTGTACAAGATCTGCGCTAAAGCCCTGTACTGGGTAGTTTAGTATCTGAGTGGCGTTAGTAACTCTGTTACCTCTTGTTCTACTAACATCAGGCCAGAAATACTGTCTGCCCGAAGGCGTCTGGACAAGGCCATTCTTTAAAGTTCCTGTCATTAAAGATTGATGCCACTCGTATATACCTTCATAGATTTCATAGAAACGGTCAAAATACGATTTTATATGATCGGGCTGACCATTTCCTGTACCCCCGAAAAGAGGCTGAAAACTCGCCCACTTGTGGCTGTTACGCTCATCTTTGGTGACCTCAGAGGCATCCTTCTTTAGGCAAATACTAGCAGTCTGTCTGTGTATATCCTTACCTTCAAGGATGTCTGCCATGCCCTGTTCATCTCTGGAAAGCTCCACACAGACTCTAAATTCCAAACTGGAGTAGTCACTTTCGCATAATATGCCGCGATCTCCAAAGCGCGAGATCATACACTTTCTTACAGGGAAACCTCGCTTGGGCATATTCTGTAGATTTAAGCTAATACCACCGCCAGAGGATAACCTACCAGTTGCAGCGATAGTCTGGTTGAAGTTTGCGTGAAGAAGACCACTGCTTCTTGTACCTCTGATAATGCCTTTCACAAAGCTATCTAGATAAGTAGAGATGGCATTTAGTCGGCTTATCTTAGTGAGAAACTCAACAGCTAAGTCTTTCTTCTTACCCTTAGCCTGATTGATCAGTAGTAGGATAGTTTCCTTATCAGTTTTAAAGCCATTTATAGATGCATAATAAGGGTCTAGTGGGTTAAGACCTAGCCCACCTTCCTCACCAGTAGAAGCATACAAAGCTCCCTTACCATCACACGGCTTACACTTGGTGCGGTTCTTGTAGGGATCTCCTTTAACTTTGTACTTTTTACCGTGTTTAGTCCTAGTCTTACTTTTAAACTGTTGGAAATCACCTTTACCGCTGCAGTCTGGGCAGGTAACCGCTTGGGTCTTCATTATTATTTTTGTGGTAGACCGCACAGCAATGGCAAACTGTTTTGCAGACATGTAAGGCGGTCTGTTAGGCTTGCCCTTTTTATTAGTACCAATATTAAACGTAGTCTTGTGTAGGTCACGATCAGTAACCTCGCGTGAGTACACTACCTTGGTCATGTCAGCCCCACTATTTAGATTAATAGGCTTATCACCGATTACTTGGCTGACTATTTCTTGTAGACGTTCAGTAAGTTCATTTTTCTCAGCTAAGAACTCCTCTTCCACCTGCTTTAAGGCTTCCATGTCTATCTTTACGCCATTCATCTCTATCTCGCAGAGAAACATCAGCATATCTGACATAAAATCGATCACACTGTTGAGGGATTGGTTTTCTTCCTTCGCTAAGTCCTTCAATTGAGATAAATAGATCTCACCGCATACCCTTACGTCAGCTTCTGCGTATTCAACTACGTCAGTCAGAGGTATTTCAGAGAAATCCATTCCAGAATTAAACTTCTCATCAATCAGTTCACTCTTTTTATAGCTTTTTGTATTTCTACGCTCTGCAGTATCTTTAAGGGAAATTTTTGTCCGATTAGCATTACCCTCTACATCAAACTCAAAGAACCTACCTTTCAGTAAGCAATATTCGATGATCATTGTGCAGATTACTTTGGGTGGGATAGGTAAGCCTATCTCCTGTAACCATTCCACATCAAACTTCGCATTATGTAATACAGCTATATCTGCCTTATTAAGGTGGTCTACTAGCCGACTAGTTCCATCTGGCTCAAAGCATTCATTGTGATAAAAGACATCAGTATGTACGACATCTACTGTCTCGCTACCTAGCCAACCATAATGTGCGGAGATTAGTTTATTCTCTGGGTTCTTAGGTGAGTTGTCTATCCTACCTTCGATCCTTCTAACTGTAGTCTCCAGGTCAATCACTAAGATGTTAGTCATTGCCCACCTCTTTGCTGTAGAGAGGATGAGGTTTGTACTTAGTAAAACGAAAGGCTGTATCATTCTCTACTAAGCTTATCTTTGACCAAGCTTCCAACGTCATTGGCTCAAAGCAAACTATATCGTCGCGTATTACTTGGACTTCAGCTTTAGGATTAAACCCTTGACGCATTAACTCTCTAGCCATCTTGCCAATGAGAGAGCCTCTTCTAGATACCACAGTGTAATTCTCAGGCTCACAACTGACGCTGTAAGAGCCTCGTAATCGTAATATTATCTTATTCATCAAGCCCCCTTGGGGCATACACCGCACCATTATATTTTGATCCAGTTGCGTCTTTGCCTTTCTCTACTCCAAAGTTACAGCTTGCTAATATTAAAGCAGAAGCCATGATCCAATAAAATGTTACTTTGCACCACTTTAAAAAACCAAGGTAAGTTTGCTCTGCCTGTTTTTGTGCTTCCTTTTTAACGTCCATTGCCATCTCTCCATACTGAAAAAAGTACAACTAAAAGAAGCGTAATCATTATAATTTCAGACCACATATCTAGACACCTTTCCAAGCAGGTTGCACTGCACAGTTCCATGCCAACCTGTTATTTTATTTTTCATTACGTTGATCCATCGGGCAGTCTCTTCGGGATTTTGAAGAGGGTCTAATGCGCCGACCCCTAACAACAAATCGGCTTCACCTTGCTTGGCTACGCGAGATCCTTCCAACATCGACATGCTGATCTTAGTCTTGTTCTCCGCGTCACCGTTAGCCTGAGATAAAACAATCATGGCACAGTCATATTTTTTGGCACATTCGCGCAGACGATAGTAAAGCTCCTTGAGCCTCTCATGTCCTGAATTGAATTTTTGTGTGAGGGTTATTTTATCTGCTAAATCTATAATGCAGATATCTGGTCTTTCTTTATTAAGATAACCTTCTAGCTTTTGGACATCCCAACCGTGGGCATCCATAAAACGAATTTTATCTTTTAAAATACTTGCTCTAGATGCAGCGGTGGCAGGGTCTTCCTTTAGCTCTTCTTTGGTCATACCTGCACACGCCATGATAGCCCTGCGAGAGGTGCGTTTGGCTTTCTCTTCATTGGCTATATAAGAGACCCTAGCTCCTTGGTGGCAAAAGCCGTTAGGTGCAGCACATAAGCTTATGGCTAAGGCTGTTTTACCTACATTTGAATAAGCTGATATGATACCAAATTCACCTCTTGCTATCCCACTAACGTGTTTAGCTAAGGTCTCGATGTTGAATTTAAATCTGTTGTCTTCTGTCTCATCTTGAAGCAATTCATAAATGTCAGTGGTAACATGCTCACCGTAGTCATCAGGTAGGTAACCGTCACCAACTCGATCTATTAAAGTGGTTAAGGTATCCATCGCATTAGAATCACCTTCAGACATTCGTATGCCTAGATTGGCTATATCTAAGCCAGTATGTTGTCTCCAGAGGTTTTCGATAACGTCAAGTGCAACAGCTTGATCGATGTCTTCTGCAGCTGCAATTAAGTCAACTTGATCTCCCATTTCTTCAGTCCAAGAAGATGTAGAGGTAGGGTTTTTAGATTTCCAATATGTAAATAGTTCTAAGGTAGTTACATCCTTATCAAACTTGTCATGGAGTTCAGTTATTATAGTAAATAATTCTTTGAGTTGGTCTTCGAAGAGTTCTGCTCGTAGTTTTTCCCTGTTCGCCTCAAAGAACTCATTTTTTAAACAGTTCTTTAAAATAGAGTGGTTCAATGTGTAATCCTTTGCTAACACTTTTATAGTTGGTTTTATTTTGGTAGGACTAACACCTAAAGACAACAAAAAAAAGCCCTAGATTTCTCTAGGACTCAATAAAACTGTTAAGTTGTTGTTTTAGTTATTAATTTTGTCTAAATTTCATTTTGTTGATGTCAGGCTTGGCAGAGCCTCTACGTTCAGCTAAGTTTATGGCAGTGTAACTTATGTTTTTATGTAAACTTACTAATGTATCTAAAGCTTCTTGAAGTTTAGCTTCCATTGTTGCTGCTTCTTGGTAATTATCGACTTCTAAATCGACTAACATTATTGCACGTAATTGCATTTGATATTCCTTGGGTTTTACGTCGGTATTATCAACTTCGACGAATAATTTGTTTGTCCACATATGTCAGGTATGTGTCTATATTTAAAGCTAATCCATGATCATGCTCTCTCGGTGGAGCAAGCGCCACTATAGGGCTACCCCAGATGAAGCTCCCTACCCAATCACTAGAAGAAACTTTGCGTTCCAACTGTAAAAATCTTGTACTAATTCTATGATATATAGCACCAACACTGGTTAAAGTGATTAATCTTTTATTCCACCAACGAAATGAAATATAGTTTCTAAAAAAACTTTTTCTCCACCCAGTGTACTGTGTTATGTTTACGTTCTTGTGATTGTATATAACTCTTTTAGTCATATTAATATGCCAGTACTTTCTTTAATTCTATCACAGTTAACATTTTTAAATCTTTTTCAGTAAATCTGATTTTAATTTTTCTATTATAATTCATAGCCTGGACTATAGCCTTACGACTAGCATCCTTGTCAAGTACTAAGTAGTAATTTTTGTACTTAGTTAGTAGTTTTTGAGTAACACTAGTAAGTGTCGTTCCTAACAGCGGTAAGCCCACACAGTTATTTACTGAGGAGACACTACATGCCGAAGGTACGTCTTCTACCATCACTAGATTATCACCAGATCCTATTGGTGTCGGTTCGCTAACATCACCATAAGAAATCCACTTAGGTAAACCTTTTGTTAGCAGTCTGCCTACTGCACCCTGCCCCACGAAGAATAATACTCTTTGATCTGCAGGAGAGTATTTAATTTTTATTAATTTATTCTCATATGCCTTATAACTATTTACGCTCTTAACATATGCAAGAGCATCTGAGTAGTTCTCTATACAGGTAAGTATGTCGGGTAAAGGTCTAATAAATCTATCTACGTTATTAGACGTAGCAGACAAGTAGTTCTTTGCTGCTTGTAACCCTCTGTCGCCTGAGTGGATACCTTTAGTATTACAACTAGCTCTAAAACAATTCCAAAGAAGTTTACCATCGAACTTACTGACAGACATCTTCTTAGAGCCACCACAAACTGGGCAGGTGATTATCTTTCTTTCACCTTCTCGAATGGGTATGTCTTTGATTAGCTCTAGTTGTTCTTTATAGGTCATCTGGTCTTGGCTTAGGTTTGATTAATTCTTTACTCTTCACAGAAGACGGCTCACAGATCATAAAAATATTATGGTCAGAAACATTATCAGCCATAAAGTCATATAAACTTTCTGTGTGGGTCATAGCGTCTAAGCACTCTTGGTATGAATTTAACCAAATTCTCACAGTAACTTGCTCTTCCTGTATTGTGTAAGAAAAAACTAAAGCAGTAAAAAATGTTATCATAGTTATATCCTATATTCCGACCCCCGAAGGGTCGTCCGAAGGATACTGCACTAATTGGGATAGTCAACACCTAACTGCAATCAACTACTGACTATTTTCATTAACAGTTTTTAACACCTAGAATTTCTAACCCATTGATTTTAAACGATAACCAACTAATCAATTGGTCGTAGGTTCGATCCCTACCGCCGGAGCCAACTATCTGATAATAAACGATTTTATCTGATTTTGGCAGTAAAAATTGGAACAAAAAATGGATTCTGGAATATTCCAATTTGTTCCAATATTTTATTCACCCGACTCATTAGTTTAACGCTCCCTGCAGTGCTTCCCATGAATGTGGGTAGATAGTGTTCATATC